GTCTTGCAGACTACGAGTGGGCAGATCTAATAGACAATGCAGACAAAGTTAGATTATTAATTGATCCAACTTCTTCTTATGCAAAAGCTGCGGCTGCTGCTATGGGAAGAGCGATGGATGATGTAATAATCGCTGCTTTAGGCGGAAACGCATTTTCAGGTGAAACTGGATCTACTTCTGTTCCGCTTCCATCTGGACAAAAACCTTACACTGCATCTCAGAGTAATGATGCTGCTGGTGGATTAAGCATTACAAAACTATTGGAAGCTAAAAAAATCCTAGACTTAGCTGACGTTGATCCATCTATACAAAGATACTTTGTATGTGGTCCAACTCAAATCAGCAATTTATTAGGAACAACGCAAATCACATCTAGCGATTTCAATACAGTTAAAGCATTAGCACAGGGTCAAGTTGATTCTTTCTTAGGCTTTAAATTTATTGTGTCTAACAGATTGGTATTTGATGCAACTAACACTGACGACAGACTATGTTACGCCTTCACACAAGACGCTATTAAATTAGCGATTGGTCAAGATGTTATAGCTAGAATTGACGAGAGAGCTGACAAATCGTACAGCACTCAAGTTTATTACGCTATGAGCATTGGTGCAACTAGAATGGAAGAAGAAAAAGTTGTTCAAATAGCTTGTGACGAATAATAACTAACTAGGAGAATAAAAACATGGCAAACGTAAATACAGATCTAGTAACTAATTTTGTTGCTGTTCCTCAAGTATTAAATCCTGCACAACAATTACATGGTGTGAAAAGGATTGCTCAAGGATCAATAGCTTTAGCTGCTGGTGATTTAAGTGCTAATGACACAGTTATGTTAGCTCCAATACCTAGCAATGCTAGTATTTCCTCAATCAAATTAACTAATGATGATTTAGATTCAGGTTCTACTATTACTGCTGATGTTGGATTATATACTACAGCTTTAGCTGTGGTAGATGCTGACGCTTACGCTTCTGCAATTACAGCTTTGAGAGCACCAGTTGCTGCTCCAGGAACTGAAGTTGCATTTGAAGCAAGAGATCATAATAAAACTGGACAAAAAGTTTGGCAAGATGCTGGACTTTCTGCTGATCCAGGAGCTGTTTACTTCGTAGGAATTAGTTTTCCTGCGGCTGGTGATACTGCTGGTGATCTAAGTTTCATTATTGAATACACAGTTAGCTAATAACTAACTTTAAATAGTGGGGACTAAAAATCCCCACTATAAGTCAATGAAAAAAACCAACGAAATAAAAACTATTTTACATTTACAAAATAAAGATTATATCTATCGCTATGTTCTAGTTGATAGATTTAAACATACATCAACTACACATCATGGTTTTGATAAAGATCTGGAATTAACAGAAGCAGAGATATTTGCTTTAGTTAAACCTAGACAATTAAGACGCAAATATATTATAAAGAAAGACTAGTATGGCTTCAGTTGTTCAAATATGTAATGGTGCTTTAAATCAATTAGGTGCATCCACAATCTTAACTCTTACAGAAGATTCTAAGAACGCTAGGCTTTGCAATGCTAGATATGAAAACGTAAGAGATGCAATATTTAGACATCACCCTTGGAACTGCTTACAAAAAAGATTAGCACTTCCAGCAGATACAGAAGCTCCAGCTTGGGGATTTACAAAACAATTCACACTACCTGCAGATTGCTTAAGACTGCTTAGAATATTTGATTATGAATCTGATCACTTAGTAGAAGGTAGAAAGATATTATCTAATAGCACTACAATGAAAATTTTATATGTATCAAGAGTTACAGATCCAAATGAATATGATGAATTATTAAGAGAAGTTTTATCTGCTGCGTTAGCTGCTGACATTGCTTATGCAGTTACATCATCTAATCCTGTTGCTCAACAAATGTATCAGCTTTACCAAGAGAAATTAAAAGATGCTAGATTTGTAGATGCTACTGAAGGATACAATACAGATCCAGAAGCAGGATCATCATCTGTTATAGATTCAAATACGTTTATTAACTCTAGGTTTTAAAAACCATGGCTAGAGTTGCTGTTCAATTAACAAACTTTACAGGGGGTGAATTATCACCACGACTAGATGGTAGAAATGATTTAGCTAAATACGCATCTGGTTGCAAAACATTACAGAACATGATTGTTTATCCTCATGGTTCTGCAGCAAGAAGACCAGGTACAAACTTTGTAGCAGAAGTAGAAAACTCTGCAGAAAAAACAAGATTAATTCCTTTTGAATTTTCAACAACACAAACTTACATCTTAGAATTTGGTAATGAATATATTCGTTTCTATAAAGATGGTGGTGCAATATTAGAATCTAATAAAACAATCACAGGTATTACTCAAGCAAATCCAGGTGTTGTTACATCAACAGCTCATGGTTTTTCTAATGGAAATACTATTGTTATTTCTGGTGTTGTAGGAATGACACAAGTAAATGGCAAAAGATTTAAAGTAGCAAGTGTTACAGCTAATACATTTGCATTACAAACCATTGATGGAACAAATGTAAACACAACATCTTATACTGCTTACACATCTGGTGGTATTGCAAATAGAGTTTATCAAATTGCAACTACTTATTTAACTGCAGATCTATTTCAAATTAAATATGCTCAATCAGCAGATGTCATGTATTTATGTCATCCTGATTATTCAGTTAAAAAATTATCAAGAACTGGTCATACCTCTTGGACTATTACAGAAGTAGATTTTACAAATGGTCCATACTTAGATGACAATACTACAGCAGTAACTTTTTCTACCTCTGCACACACAGTAGGAACTGCTAGAAATTTAACAGCATCTGCTGCAACCTTTGCTTCAACTGATGTTGGAAGATTAGTAAGATTTAGAGATGGCTATGGAGAGATTACTGCATTTACTAGCACCACTGTTGTTGTAATAACAATTATAAAAGATATGGGTTCTTCATCCTCATCTACTGACTGGGCATTAGGTGCTTTTTCAGACACTACTGGTCATCCTTCTTGCGTAACTTTTTATGAACAACGATTAGTATTTGCAGGAACAGAAGCACAACCACAAACTTTATACTTTTCTAAATCAGGTGATTATGAAAATATGGATGAGAATAGAGGTGGCACAATAGCAGATGATGATGCAATCATTTATACAATCGCTTCTAACCAAGTTAATGCAATTCGTTTCTTATCTGCAACACGAACTCTAATTGTAGGAACAGTAGGTGGTGAGTTTTCAGTATCAGGGGGTGGATCAGATGATCCTGTTACTCCAACAAACATATTAATTAAAAAACAATCTAACCATGGCTGTGCAAATATAGATGCAATTCCAGTTGGTAACGTAACTCTGTTCTTACAGAGAGCTAAAAGAAAGATTAGAGAACTAGCATATAACTTTGACGTTGATGGTTATGTTGCACCTGACATGACAATCTTAGCTGAACATATTTCTGAAAGTGGTTTTAATGAATTATCTTATCAGCAAGAACCTAATCAAATCATCTGGGCTGTAAGAGAAGATGGTCAATTAGCTGGTTTAACATATCAAAGAGAACAACAAGTTGTTGCTTGGCATAGACATATATTTGGTGGTGTATTTAGTACAGGTAATGCTGTATGCGAAACTGTAGCAACTATACCTACTAATGATAAAGAATATCAAACATGGGTTATTGTTAAACGTACAATCAATGGTGTTACAAGACGTTATGTAGAATACTTAAATCAATTTGACTTTAATGAAGATGACAATACAGAATTTAATTTTTTAGATTCACAACTTGCTTACTCTGGATCTGCAACAGTAACTATTACTGGTTTAGATCATCTTGAGGGACAAACTGTATCTGTTCTTGCAAATGGTTCAACACATCCTGACAGAACAGTAACTAATGGATCTATTACTTTAGCAAGATCATCTACTAAAGTTAAAGTTGGTTTACCTTATACATCAATATTGCAAACTATGAGAATAGATGCTGGATCTCAGAATGGTACATCACAAGCTAAAACAAAACGAATTTATAATATTACAGTTAGACTTTATGAGTCTATTGGTGTAGAAGTTGGTCCAGATCTAAATAATATGGAAGCTATTCCATTTAGATCCTCAGCACAATTAATGGATACAGCTATTCCTGTATATACTGGGGATAAGGAAGTAGAGTTTAGAGGCAACTACGAAACAGATGGTCATATCTATGTTCGTCAAACTCAACCTTTACCTTTAACAGTTTTATCGTTATATCCAGAATTGATTACAAATGATGGATAATAAACTAATTATAATTCCTTATAAACAAAATCATGGTAAAATAATCATGCAATCACAAATGAACCACATGCTTACACAAAAAGACGCATCATTTATTATTAACGATACCAACAAAGAATGTATGGATTTAGAACAAGAGCATTTAGCATTTACAGGATTAATTAATGATAAGGTTATTGCTGCAGCAGGTATGAAAAGAATATGGGGTAATGTAGCTGAGGGTTGGTTTATTGCTAAGAATGATGTTTGGAATTATCCTATAACGATTGCAAAGGCTGTAAAGCAAAACATAGATTATCTTGCAACATCTAATAATATTAAAAGATTACAAACTGCAGTAAGAGCTGACTTTGGAATTGGAATTAGATTTGCTAAGTGGTTAGGATTTACTAATGAAGGTTTAATGAAGCATTATGGATTTGATGGTTCTGATCATTATAGATTTGCGAGGATTTACTAATGGCACAGGCAATACCTTTTGTACAATTAGGATTTTCAGTAATACAAGCTAAGAATCAAAGTGCTGCAGGAAAATTTAATCAATCAGTTTATAATAGAAATGCACAGATTGCTGAACTAGAAGCTCAACAAATAGAAAAACAAACAGAAGTTGATTTACAAAGATTTGATCAAAAGTTTAATCAATTACAGGGACAAACTACAACTAGAATACTTACATCTGGTGCAGATCTATCTGGTTCTGGATTAAGAGTATTACATAATAATGAAACTCAAGCACAACTTGAAAGAAATACAATTAGATATAATTCTAAAATTGCACAACAATCTAAATTTAATGAAGCTAACTTTGCAAGAATACAAGGTGGTATTGCAAGACAACAAGGAAGAGCAGCAGCAATAGGCACATTAGCAAGTGCTGCATTTTCTTTTGGTCAATCAAAACCTGGTCAAACCTTACTAGGAAGTGTACCTAACCCATTCGCTTAAACTATGCCAAAGATACCTACATTTACAGCACAAACAAGAATGACAGCAGATGTTGCTGATATTAAAACTCAATATCAAGCACCATTAACTGGTGGACCAGTTTCTCAATTAATTCCAGTAATGCAAAAATTAAATGATTATTATGTTGCTCAACAAGATTTAACAGAAAAGATTGAAGCTAAAAAAGAAACTTTTGTTATTAAAGGTGAAGCAGATAAATTTTTAAAACAAGAAGAAAATAATTATAATGAACAAAATGCTATTCAAAATTTTACAAATAAATGGAATAATTTAACAAAACAAAAATTAGATGGTGTTTCTAATATTGGTGTAAGAAATAGAATAAAACAAAATTTAGATCTTGAGTATGGTGATTATGTTTATAATATTAAGAAACAATCTTTTAAAGCATTAGAAACAGAAAGCACAAATACTTATAATTCAGAACAAAATACTTTAGCTGCTAAGTATCAAACATATAAAGACAATCCTATTATTAAAGCACAAGTTAAAACATCAATGTTAGATAATGCAACTGATTTTGTTAAGAGCATGCAGTTATCTCCAATAGATGAAATTAATAAAAGAAATGCTGTTGAAAGAGATTTATTCTTATTAGATTTGGATTCTGTTATTGGAACTACAAATGCTAAAGATAACTTTGCTAAGATGGATGAGGCATTTGGTGCATCAAGATTTGTTAAAGATGATGAATTATCAAAAGCGTTATTTGTAACTTATAAAGAAAAGATTTCTAAAATTGCAGTTAAGGGAGATCCTAATTCTGATTATGATAGAGCTATACAGATAGCCAATGAATTTGAAACATTACAAAGAGCTAATGGTCAAAAAGTTTTAACTGGTAAATTACAAAGCGATTGGAGTGATTTTAGACAAAACTTATTAACTGAATCTATATCACACGAAGAATTAAAAACTAAAGTTTTACAAGGAACTGAAGTTAATGAATATAGTGTTGCTCAAAAAGATATATTACAAAAAACATTTTATAATTCAAATTTTCCAGATTTATCTGGTCAAAGAAGTGTAACTTTAGCAAAAGAATCTGGATTTGAATATGATCAAAGATTTAATCAATTTCTTACTGCTAATCCTAATGCTTCTAAATTAGAAAAAAAATTATATTCAAAAGAATTAGCAACATTATTAATTGATAAATATAGAGATGCAGATATTGCAAAGATTACAACTTTTGATTTACAAAGAAATAAATTTAATATTGTAAGAGAAAAACAACAAATAGCTGATGCCATTGCCGCTTATAATGTAAATCCTGACGAAGCAAATCCTTTAAAAACATTAGCTAAATTAAATGGATTTAAAGATAAAAATGGCAATCCAGATATTAATGGTTTTTTAAAAGAGTATCAAAAAGTTATTCAAGCAAGACAGAAGGAATAAATGCCTACTATTGATCCAGCTTTACAGGAGTTTTTCTCTACACCAGATACTCCTAATAAAAATACAAACACCCAACCTGTTCCTATTACAGAAACAATAGCACCAGAACCTAAACCTACTGGCAAACCTCAACCTGTAGATCCTAATTTATTAAATTTTTTTAATGAAGAAAAAACAAATTATCAAAAGATACAACCAAAACAATCTGGTTTAGTTAAAGATCCAAAAGAAGATGATTTTGGTTTTTGGCGTATTGTAGGTGATATGACTTTATCTATTCCACAAGGAGTTGTTAATGCTGTTGAAGAACAAGGAGATTTCTTAGATGAAAACATTGTATCTTTAGGTGGTATTGAGTTTGGTGATAAAGATGGAAAACTTTCATTTAAAGATTTTATTCCACAATATGTTTCACCAAAAAGATGGAAAGAACAAAGATATTCAGAAGAAAGACAATTACCATTATTTTATAAACCAAAAACATTAGCTGGTAATATTACTGAAGGAGTATCAAGATTTATTACTGGATTTTATTTGCCAAATAAATTTCTTAAAGGTGCTGGATTAGTTGGTGGTTTTGGAGTTACAGCATTAAGAGGAATGTCTGCTGGAGCAGTTGCTGATCTTACTGTCTTTGATCCTAATGAAGGAAGATTATCAGATATGTTGGTTGAATTTGATTCACCAGTATTAAATAATGCTGTTACTCAATATCTTGCTACAGATGAAGAAGATACAGAAATGGAAGGTAGATTAAAAAATGTTCTTGAAGGCATGATTATTGGAGGAGTAGCAGAAGGAGTTCTATTTGGTATTAAAGCATTTAAAAAAGCTAAAGCAACACAAAATTTTGATGAGAAAAATGCAATTTACAAAGAGGCTGGTGAGGCAATAAAAGAAGTACAAGCTGGTAATAAAACTGCACCAGTTGTTAGAAAAGCCATCGTTGATGGTAATCCTGCAATTAATGTAGATGAACTTACAAAAGAATTTAAGATTGGTGAAAAAACTGCAAAAGCAGATTCAGAATCATTTATTAAAAAAATATTAAATACTAAATCATTTAGAAATGAAGAGCATGTTCGTAGAACAATAGATGATGCAGTATCTCAATTTGATGAT